ATTTATACTCATGCAACGACATTAACATCACAATTCAACCTCATACTACTGTTAAAATTGGAACAGGATTATCTATCGAAATTCCAGAAGGATATTTTGGTGGTATTGTAGCAAGAAGTGGATTAGCTACAAAACAAGGGCTAGCACCTGCTAATAAATTAGGAGTATGTGATTCTGATTATACAGGTGAATATATTGTAGCTCTACATAATGATAGTAACGATGTTCAAGTTGTCCAGCCAAAAGAAAGAATTGCACAACTAGTAGTTATACCATATTTAATATGTGATTTCAATGAAGTATCTGAATTAAATGAGACTGATCGAGGTGATAAAGGGTTTGGAAGTACAGGCAAACAGTAACCACTAAATAAACATACAATAATGTAACAAATAAATACTACAAAAGTATTGACAGACTTATAATGATGTGTTATTATTAATTCAACAGCTTGATTAGACAGCGAAGTGGAGAAATAGTAACACATCATTTTTATTATAAGTAGTGTAACTAATAAATAATACATAGTGAAAGAGAGAGGCAGAAAGATGAAGTTAGGAAATGTCAAGTTAAAGTTATATGGTATGTTACATGGATTGCCAGCAGGTACGGATGGTTTAGTAAAATTTGAAGATATTATTGTTCCAAGAACATTTAGAAGAAGTACACCTAATGAGAGGAAGATGAAAAGAGCTAGAGATGCGTATGAGAAAAATGGATTTATTGACGTTCCTTTAGTAGTTGAAAGAATTACAAATGAAAAAGGTCAGCCGACAAAATATCTATTAGTCGATAATTATTCACGATATCTAGTTTTACTGGAACAACAAGTTGATATCGCAGCAGTTAAATACATATTATAAATAATACATAATAAATAAAAGGAGAGAAAATGGAAGACATTATTAGAGATATGATTAGAGATATGATTAGAGATGAATTAGTAGGTGAAAATGACATATGTAAATTCTATAAAAATTCTTTTACGGAAACATCTACTCACTATGCAAATAGAGTAGATCCATATAAGAATATGGCATTAACAGGTTGGAGAGTTTTAATAGCTGAACAAAAGAGTAATAGACAAAGAGAATATATCCTATTGGATGATGAACTGGAGATTGTAGATAGTAATTTTTCATTTGAAGGAATTGGAGTTTGTATTGACAAATTTTTAGCGATAAAACAATATAATGTGATTCATGGTATAGAAGTAGATTGAGAGGAGTAACACAGACGTATGGATGAATACATAGTAACAGTAGCACATGCACAATGGAATAATTTATTTCTAGTAACTGCTAGTAGTAAGAGAGAAGCCAAGAAAAAAGTATGGGATGGAAATCTTTCTTATCAAGGTGAAGCATTATCAAAAGGGAATACTCCTTATTACAAAAAGGATTTAACTGCTGTATGTAGTAATATTATGCATAAGGAAGAAGGAGATGTAATTTGTTTGAATTAATATAGAAGGTAGATTTGATATGAAAGGAGAAATTATGAGTAAAGATGAAAAAATATTAGCATTACAACTTATACTTGAAGATATTCGTGGCAATTGGGGTTGGAATTTAGAAGAAAGAGTTTCATATTCTCTTGATTTAGCTAAAGAATTATCTAAAGAAGATGAAAGATTTAAAGGTATGGTGGACAGTATTAACGAGTATATTGATGATTGTTCAAATGGTGACAATGATGGAAGATATTTCAGAAGTAGTTTTCCTGATGGATATGAAGGAATGAACAAACTGCATAAATTAAAAAGAACATATAATGATAAAAGCGATGGGTTCAAAAGTAATGTTAGTTGTTTAACATATCCAAAAGATATATTTGAAGACTTAACATAGAAAAGGAGAATGACAATATGTATGGAAATGTCGGTGAAAAATATATTCAAATAAAGAAAATAACTTTAAACGGTTTTGTTTTAAATGATATTGGAAGTGAATTTGTAATACAAGATTATTATAGTGTTCCACATGGTTTAACATCAATAAAATATAATAACGTTTTATTATTTATACCAGATGAACTGTTTAATACACATTTTGTTACTTATGTAAAATACAAAAAATACTATAATTTAGGTGATGAAATAATGATGAATGTACATGGTAATCTTCGTACATATTCTATAAAAAGTATAAGTGGAGATGATAATTCTCACTATGTAACAATGAGCATTGAAGCAGTAGATTAAGCGTTAAAATAGAACCAAAATTTGATTGGGTAATAACACATAAATAAAACAAATAAGAAAGGATAATGAGAACTTGCAAGTTACAAAAGTGTAGCTACACCTCTGGACGCAGAGATAATGGAATTAATACAATATGAAAATTTAAATAAGGTAAAAATGATTTCTTTTGAACAATGGTGTATTACAAACAGTAGATTAGATTTATTAAATAGGTGGGATTATGACTTAAATGAATTAAACCCTGATGAAATAGGATTTTCTAGTCATAAAGAATCTTGGTTTAACTGTCCATGTGGAATTCATAAATCTGAACTAAAAAGAGTTAATAACTATACGAGATCAGATAGAGATGGAAGTATTCCGTGTAATCAATGTAATTCAATTGGTCAATGGTTAATAGATAATTATGGAAAAGATGCCTTGGAATTATATTGGAGTAAGAAAAATATACTAAATCCTTATAATATTAATTATGGTAGTTCAAGCAAAATATGGATAATATGCCAAAATTGTGGAAACGAAAAGCAAATTAAGCCTGAAAAATTTGTATCACGAGGATTAAGTTGTTCTAAATGTTCAGATGGAGTTTCTTACGGTGAAAAAATTATGTTTTCAGTATTACAACAATTAAATTTAGAATTTCAAACTCAATTATCAAAAACGACTTTTAAATGGTGTGAATCAAAAGAATATAATTACAGATATGATTTTTACTTTAATTATAATGGCGAAAATATTATTATTGAAATTCATGGAATACAACACTATAAAGAACTTAGTAATAATTGGGGATCTTTTTTAGATATTAAAGTAAATGATAATCATAAAAGAGAAACGGCATTATTGAATGGAATAAAGAAAGAAAATTATGTAATTATAAATTGTAGTAAGTCAGAGCAGAAATATATTAAAGATTCAATTATGAATAGTATATTGCACCAATTATTTGATTTATCTAATATTAATTGGTTAAAATGTCATGAATATGCATGTAAATCACTTGTTAAAGAAGTGTGTAATTTATGGAATATAGGTATGAATAACATATTACATATTTCAGATAAAACAAAACTTTGTAAAAATACGGTTAGAGAGTATTTAAAACAAGGGGCAATATGCGGATGGTGTTGCTATAATTCAGATGAAGAATTTAAGAATAAAGGATATAAAAATAATATGAAAGTCTATTGTTTAGAATTAGACAAATTTTTCGATAGTATAAAATTGGCATCTCTAGCATTAAATATTGGCTCGTCAGCTATTTCTAAAGTATGCAAAAGTAAATTAAAATCATCAGGTAAACATCCGGAAACAGGAGAGTCTTTACATTGGATGTATTATGAAGATTATTTGAAATTACATAATAAAACAACCGAAGAAGGATTATCAATTATTACATAATTCCACATAAAATAAAAAATTGATATAAAAATGAGAGGAGAGTAACAATGGAAGAAGAAAAGCAATATCCAATTTATAGGTTTTGGGCAAGTTGGAATCAAAAAGATTATAAAAATAATGGAACAGGATTTACTAAAATGTACGAAGTTGAACCTACTCAATTAGAATTAGAAGAAGATATGAAAAAGTTTCAGGATGGAATTATATCTGATCACGAGGAAGTAGAGTGGCTTGATACAGGATTTAAGTTTGTTGAGTTTGAAACATGGTGTTCAAAATGGTTTAGTCATATGACATTTAATAAGTTTAATAACGATATGGATACTATAAATAGTTTTGCTTTATTTGTTCAAAGGAAATTAGATTTAAATATTAAAAACGGGCATTATGGTAGTGAGCGAAACGATGAAAACAAAAACCCTTTCTATTGTTTTATGGGAGCTGAAGATAGATATAGATGGGAAGTTTGTCATTGTGAATTTTGTGAAAAGAGTAATTGGATTATAATGAATCATTAATATCGAATGAGTATTCTATTGTGAGAGGAAAGGAGAGAAAGAATGTTAACTAAACCTGATTGTGGCTGGACTAATGTATCATTAGGAGATGATTTATATCGAGCAAGTTATTTAACTGACATACCTTTAGATTGTGCAAATTCTATGCTAAGTGCTTTAAAATATGATATTCCATTTTGTGTAAGTTTTGATGCTGAAGGTTGGGGATTTGTGATAGTGTGTTCTCCATATGTTTACTACGACACACAAATAATTATATATAAAAATACCACAGATGTGGAATCTTATAATTTAACATTTGAAGATTTTGTAAAAGAATTATATAAAGATTTATATGACAATTTAGATGATTGGGTATTATGGGACACGTGTGGAGATGATGAATCCAATCAAGAAAATGATTTTAGAAAATGTGAAATGGTAGATAAGTTAAAACAAATTAAAAAACTAATAGATAGTAAATATAATGAGAAAGGAGATATTTAGATGTTAAAAGAAAACAAATCAACATTAAAAAAGATGCAACAAACTCAGAAAAATATATTCAGTAAATGTAGTATGGTTGGTAGAGGATTTGGTAAAACACAAATGATAAATTCTATGATGCAACTAGCTTTAGGATTACATATTATGGAATCAGCAGTAGAAGAATCTAATAAGTATATTTCATTTGAGGAGATTACAACTATTGTATGCGAGTTAATTAGACAATCATATGATGAGGAGAGAGGAGAGCAAGATGAATTATAGCAATATGGAAATAAGTAGTATGTCTGAGGTTGGATTTTATAACATTGACACAGGAGTTAAGATGTTTGATTTAACACCAATAGATTGCACAATGGAAAGTAACCATAAAACTTTAAAGGAAGTTTTTGAATTTGGAAAATCTGCAACATTTGAGTTTGATAATGCAGAAATTAATCAAGATGTTGTTGATATGTTAATAGGTAAAAATACACCTGTCAAAGATTTTACAATTGAATATGACACAGTTATTCAGAAACAAAATAGAGTACATAAAAAACATCGTATTAATAAAAAGTGGACTAAACGTTATGGATATAAGAATGTAGTTGAGACATATTCTGCTAATATAGATTATAAAGAAGCGTTTAAAACAGATACACAAGATTTTAACTGTAAATTAAATAATGTAAAATTGATTAGGATTGATGGTAAGGAAGTAAAGAATAAATAATACATATAAGGTTGTGAAAGGAGAATTAAATTATGTTTAAAGTAGAAGTTAGCAATTGGGATGAACAAAAGATTCAGAGTGAAATAGTAGAAACGTGTTGTGATAAAATATTGCAAATGAAAGATCAAATTAAACGAGAAGTAGTTAATAAAATAGTATTCGAATTAAGAACTGAGATTATGAATGATTCTGTTATTGACAATAGAATAAATGAAATATTAGATAAAGCAGATAAAGTTATTCTAAGTAGAATTAATAATCAGTTTAATGAGAGGAGTTCAAATGAGACACAAAGCAATAGTTAAAATGTCGTGTACGGCAATCGTTTATATTCACGAAGATGTAACAGGCAATCAAGAGATAGAAGAAGTGGAAGATGTAGATGATATTGACGAGTTTGAAGTATTAGAAATTATAAGTTAGGAACAATAGATTATGCTTTTGATGTGGTTATGAAAAACAAATAAAAGGAGAAAAGATGGAAACGATATTCGAAAATAATAATGGAAAAATTATTCATGGTGACAATTTAGAAGTATTGGAAATATTAGAAGAAAATTCAGTAGATAGTTGTATTTCAGATTTTCCATATGACTTATCATTTATGGGTAAGAAATGGGATAATACAGGAAATTTCTATGAATGGAATAAAGCTAGAGCAGAAAAGTTAATTAAAGTAATGAAAACAGGTGGCTATGTAGCTATATTTGGTCATCCGAAAACAAATCATAAAATGAAATGTGCTTTCGAGGATGCTGGATTTCGAATTGTAGAGGAGATTGATTGGATCTATTTGAGTGGTATGCCAAAATCACAAGACATAGGTAAATTATTTGATAAAAAAGCATGTGTAGAAAGAGAAGTTATAGGCGAAAAGGGATTGCATGGTTTTAAAACTACTAGAGCTGATCAAAATCATGGGGTATTGGGGTTAGATGAAAGAACATTTGAACAAGCAAATCAATTAACTGCACCATCAACTGAATTAGCTAAGAAATGGAATGGATGGAAAACAGCAGGAGTAAAACCTTCACATGAACCCATTACAATATTTCAGAAACCACTAGAAGGTACATATATAAATAATATAGAGAAATACGAATGCGGAGGAATGAATATTGATGCTTGTAGAGTTCCCTTCCAGAATGAATCAGATATACAAATGGTAAAAGCTAAATGTAATTTTACAGAAAACTCTAAATCAATAGGTTTTGGTAACTCTGATACGATATTTGGAACTGGAAATACACCATTAGAACAAGCGAGACAATGTGTAAACGATGAGGGAAGATTCCCGTCTAATATTGTTATGGATGAATATGTTTCTGAATTATTTGACGAACAAACAGGAATTACTCAAAGTAAAAAAGGTAAGCCAAGAAGTGCAAAAATACACAATGATATTCCATTTATGAATAGCAAAAATGTTCAAGTAACTCGTGAATATGATGATATAGGTGGTGGAAGTAGAATGTTTACAGTTATTAAATATCAACCAAAAGTAGCACCCAAAGAAAGAATGTTGCCTAATGGAGAACGCAATCCTCATGTTACGTTAAAGCCAGTAGCATTGATTAAATGGTTAATTAAATTATTGACACCTATCAATGGAATAACAATTGATATTACTGCAGGTAGTTGTACTCACGCAGTTGCTTGTGAAGAATTAAATAAATCGGATGGTTATAATTTAAAATACATAGACATTGAAATAAATAATACAGAAGAAGATCCATATTGTAATGTTGGCAAAATGAGGGTTAATGCAACCAATAAATGAAACAACTATTTTATGGTGAAAGGAGAAATAAATTATGAAAGAGATAGCTAGTTTAGATAGAAAATCAGTAGAAGTAGAAATTGTTATATGCCCAAATTGTAAAGGAGTTGGATACAAGATAGATGAAAAGCGTGTCGGTTGGGATGAAACAGAATATACAAGTAATGAATGCTATTTATGTAAAGGTAAAAGAGTTGTTGTTAAGAAAGTTACTATTGAACATTTAGAAGTTAAATAAACTGCAACTAGAAAGGAGATGTAAATAATGAAATATAACCGTAACCAATTAGAAGATATAGTTAAGTATTTTGAGGTACAGAAGTCACTATTAGCAAGTGTAAATTTGCAAGGATTATTTGCAATCAATCTAGCTATTAACATGATTAAATTTGAGATGTATGAGTTAATTGATGAAAATGATTATATTGAGGTAAAGGAGAGGTGGGATAATGAATAGTAGTATATTTTTACCGAAGAAGATTAACGTAGGATTTCAAAATAGGTCAGACACTTATACAAAGAAATTAGCCTATATTATTTACTATGATGAGAAAGGAACATTACGTAAAGAAACAAGTTGGAATTCATGGAGAGATAAAGAACTTAATCCAATCGAATATGATAATGTTCCAACATCAGGATTTGTATTAAATAAGAAAGTTGGAGGTTATTCATCTGGATGGAACTTTAGACAATCATATGTAAGAATTTATGATCCTAGAGATTTTGAGTTTGAGATTACTGTTGCAAATCTGTTATACATATTAGAAAATACCAACTCAATAAAAGGTAAAGGATTAGAAGGAGAATTTACATATGGTTGGGACGGAAAGGATTTACTATTAATACCAACATCTTCTCCTGACTATGTAGAGTTAACAAATTTTAATAACAAACTATTTAACAATGACTTCGTTAAAGCTAAGAATTTAACATTGGGAGCAACTTATTTAACCAAGGATAATCATGAATTAATTTATATGGGTAAATACGACTATTGGGAAAGTGTAAAAATTCATGATGGCTATACTGAAAATTCAAACTCATGCTACTTTGGTAATAGAAGATATGAAAATTATCATTATGAAGATCAAATAACAGGAAAAAGATTTTATTTCTGTAGCTTGTGTGATAACCAAAAACAATCCTTTAACCACCTAAAAACTATTAGTAAAAAGTTTATATCAGTAGTAGATGAGAACTGTGTAGAAAACTATAGCGACTTATTTGACAAATTAGAATGCGATAAGTATTACTCTCCAATAGACGAGGATAAAGAAGAATACATATCTTATACGCTTGAGGAATTTATTAATAGTTTTGTGAATGAACATCGAAGTAGTTATATTCTACATAAAATTAATGAAAAGTATGATACTGTTTATATTTATAGGGGAGAAAATAATTTATATCAAGCTTATGGTAAAGACGAATTAACAAGCATAGAAACTATATTTGAAAAATATAAACCCGTATATCGGAATAGATACCTAATGAATGGTAATCTATATGAGAGGAGTTATTAATGAATAATAACATAGCAAACGATACAAAGATTATGGTACTCAGAGGACAAATTGAGGATAAGAAGAAACAATTAAGTAAAGCACAGAAATTCACACCAGTTACAAACTGCTCTATTGAATTAGATACAGTTAGATCAAATATTCAAGTTTTAACTAAGGATCAACTTATATCACTTATGGTTAAATTGAAATCCTATATGATGGCTGCCGAAGAATTAGATGTATTAGATAGTTACTTTATCAGTGGATTCAAAGTAGAAGAATGGATTGCAGATATTAAATCGAAGTTAGAAATAGTTTGCAGGCGAGAAGAAGAAAATAAGCTGAAAACGATGGAGAATAAATTACACTTGCTATTGTCTAATGAAAAGAAAGTTGAATTAGAGATTGATGAAATTGAATCGATGTTAAAATAATTATAAAGGAGGATCAATAATGAGTGATATAACAAAATGTGCATCAGAGAATTGCCCATATAAGAATACATGTCTACGTGGGATAAAAGACGATAAAGAAGATAGTAATCCATATCAATCGTGGTGTGATTATACCGATTATTGTAATGCTACAACAGGTTTCGATTCATATATCAAAGTAATACATACGTAACAAATAATACAACTTATAACAAAAGGAGAAATACATGACGAAGAAGAAAATAAATGCCGTGTTGACTATAGTAGGCATGATGGTACTTTTAGTCTCGTGTGATCAACAAACGGAAACTGACACATCTGTTGTAAGCGAGGTAAATTATAGCAGACGAATTATAATGCTAGACGATAAAGAATTTATACTAGAGTACGAGGAATACTTGGCGAATAAGGAAATTGAGAATGCTGAGGAATCGGAAAAGTTTCAGTTAATGGATGTAAAAGCTGTAGTAGGTGAAAGAGAATTAGTTGGTGTGGGAGTTACTGATTTAGAAGTTGTTGAAGTAGTAAAGGTTAAGAAAGTTAAAGCTAATAAAACAAAAAAGGTATCTAAATCTAACAGATGGAATATTACATTAACAGAGGACGAGATTGATTTATTAGCTAAGATTGTATTTAGAGAATGTGGTGGAGAAGTTACGGAAAATAGTCAAGAAGCAGTAATCGAGGTTATATTTAATCGCATGATATTTGAATATGAGTTTTCTGGAACATTGACAGAAGTATTAAGTAGTAAAAATCAATTTACAACATGGGAAAATAGGAATTCATCTAATCCAAATAAAGATATTTATGCTGCAATATATAAAGTATTAGAAGGTAAATCTAATGTATTAGGATTAGATGTTGTATATTTTTCCACGAGTCCAAGGAATAGTAAGTCATATAAGATTGGTAATCATTATTTTTGTAGATATATTAAACCAGATTAAATAAGAGGGGAGTATAAATAATGGGATGGGTAATTTTAGGATTAATTGCGTTGTTACTGCTATCGATTATAATATTTATAGTATTAGTCACAAGTAGTAATCAATATGAAGATGTAGAAGAGTTAGCTAAATGGTATAGTGAATTACATAAGCGTGATAAGTGTGAAAAAGATGATGACTGAGAACGAGTACAGAGAAGAGGATTGGCGAGATAATCATAACGGAGATGATACGTGTCCTGAATGTGGGGTTAATATGACGAGAACTAAAGAAAAATATGATGGGTACTGTGGATTCTTTGTATACGGTTGGGAATGTGATAACTGTGGATATTGCGAAACAGAGTAATAAACAAATAATACATATTATAAAGGAGATTACATATGGATTTAGATAAGATAAAAGTAGAGGATTTGAAATTTACAGACGAATGTGAACAAGATAGAACAAATACATTTTTAGCTTTAGATGATTATGATTGGATGAATTATACATTATCAACTAAATTCAACACTGATGAATATGGAAAATTAGATATAAAATTTAATTTCTTCGGAATGAATAATTCAACAATGAAAGTAACTAGAATACAAAACAATGAAACTATCAAGTATGAATTTTCATATTCAACAAATATATTCATAAAACACATTACTATATTTATGACAACTCATATAAATTCATGGAATTCTAATTATGCATTTGATGGTGAAAGTAATGTCTTAGATTTTTATAATGAAGTAATCGAAATTGGTGAATTACAGAAAGAAGAGGAGATGGAGATATGATAGGTTGGATAATATTTGTGGGAGTAATATTGTTTATAATGTGGTGTTTGATGAGGATAAATTATGTTCCTGATAATAAAAAGGTTACATTAGAAGATTGTTTAATGCTGGATAAAGATTATGGGATTAAGACTGAGATTTCAAATGGAATGGTTACTGGATTTCTTATGGAAAAAGGTGGGGGAGTGGAATGAACGAGATTGATGCAATACGACTAATAAAAAATATGTTACCAAATAAGGTGAGTTTTTCTGATTTAATCGGAGCGTCAAGTTGTTACGGAGATCAATATGTTTATGAAGAGCCTGAACCATATGCATTAGAATTAGCAATTGAAGCGTTAGAAAAACAAATAGACGATAGGTGGATTTCTGTTAGTGAGAAATTTCCAGATGAAAGTGGATGGTATGTTATAACTGTTGGATTTAATAAAACTGTGTATGCTGATTTTTACGACAGTTATCATTGCGAGTGGCAAGATTATAATAGTTTTGATATTGTAGCATGGAAGAAAATGCCACAACCATATGAAGAGGTGAAATAAATGCAAATTAAGATATTTAAGGAAAATGAATATAATGAAGACGAAGTGAATCAGTGGTTAAAAGACAATCCAACTGTAATTGTAAAAGATATTTCTTATACTCCTATGTATGATTTTTATACTTGTTATAGTCCACCACAGATTTGTAATCAATGGATAGTTACTACAGTGATGTATGAGGAGGAGACTTAATAATGAACGAAATTATAAAACAGATTAACGAATTAACTGATTTAGTAAATGGTTTCGCTAAAGAGTATCCAAATGATAATAGGTTAACGTCCCAAGCTGAAATATTACAAAAAGTTCAGAAGATAATTCATTCTGAAACGAAAAAGTTTAATGGTTGTGATTATTGCAACACAACTCAAATAAAAAGTATGATCGGATACAAATACATGAAATTTTGTCCTAGATGCGGAAAGGAGTTATTACATGAATGAAATATTAAAGAAAATCGATGAAGAAATAGGATTCAGACGTGATAATGGATATGTAGCAATTGACACAGAATCAGCATTATTCGGAATTGAATGGGTTAGAAGATTAATTATATGCAACAAAAAATCTCCTACATATGAAGTGTTAAAATTTTCACATGATTTACAAGTAGGTATCATAAATAGACTTGAAAAAGCAAATGGTGATTTATCGGATAGAGTGGTAAAGGCTGAAGGATTAATGAGTGATGGAGTGTGTGGTAAGGACATTAATGTCACTACCAAAGGTGATGCAATCAGAAAAAGTAATGATAGTTTAGTTGAATGGTATGCGTCGAGAATTGAACTGTTTTGTATTGGCGAAGATGTAAGAGTAAATCCATTAAATAAAGAGAAGTGTTTAAATTTTCTCAATCAAAAGGTGGTGGATCATGAGAACACCAATTAAGCAATTAGTCAAATTATTAAGATACGACATCGCACAATTACAAGGGATAGAAACAGATTATAGAAAAGAGATATATCGACTCAGAGATGAAGTTGAGAAAGCTAGGCAAGGTCGCGATGATGCAATGGATGAGTTAGAAAGAATTAAATCGCAATTAAAATGGATAGTTATGGAGGATGGAGAATGAAATTTGATAAAACAGAAGTATTTAACTTTAAAGGTGCTTTAAGAGGTATGAGGAATCCTTTAGAAAGTTGGAATAAATCAGATAGTTGTGATTGTTACCATATATTATGTAGCGATTGTGATAATAAGCCTTTTTGCAATTGGAGAAAAATTGAACAAAAAGTATATGAGTCTATATTAAATACAATTGAAGAAACTTGTTCATACCCATATTTCTCGTTTGGTGAGAACGATATAAAATTAGCGCAACGATTAATATTAGCTGGAAGTACACATTCTAAATTTATGAGACAAATATCTGTATCTGTGGATATAACTGCACCTTTATACTGGTGGAAAGAATTTGATACATATAAGGTCGGTACTGTTGCAAACAGCGAATCTACAATGCATAAGCTTGCGACTACTCCTATTACATTAGATTGTATTGAAACTGGCGATTATAATGATGGATTAGGTAATTATTTTGATTGTGCCTCTAATGTAGAAGGAAGAGATGGTGGATATTTAGCTGAAGATGTTCAATTCATTATTGAGTTATTAGAAAATCTTCGCCAGACTTATTTAGAAACAAAAGATAAACGATATTGGAAAGAGTTAATACGTTGGCTACCAGAAGGTTGGCTACAGGCTAGAACTGTAACAATGAGTTATGAAAATGTGAGAAGTATGGCAAGAGATAGATCTAATCACAAATTAACAGAATGGTCAGTTGACTTTATTGAATGGTGTCATAGTTTGCCATATTCAGAAGAATTGATATTTATAGGAGGAGAATAAAAATGAATAAACACATAATTTTCGCCATAGCAGGAAGAACATCAAGTGGTAAGTCTTCTATTATAAAGAGAGTGTCACACGATTTAGGATTAAAGCAAGTACATAGTTATACAACTAGATTGCCTAGACCTACAGAGTTAATAGAATCGGATCATATATTCATTAAGGAAGAAGATGTTCAATTATATACAAATGAAATTGTAGCTTATACAGAGATAGGTAAGGCAAAATACTTCTGTACGAGAGATCAGGTGTTTAATGCCGATTTATATACACTTGATCCAATTGGAATTAAATCGCTACAATCGCAACAATTAGAAGATTTAGATATTGTAGTAATTTATATCGCTGCTAATTTAGATGTTAGGACAGGAAGATATATTGGCAGAGGAAATACAGTTGATGAGTTTATTGATCGGAATCAGAAGGAAGATGAACAGTTTAGTGAGTTTGAGATGGAAGAGGATTATCAGATTAAGATTCATAATTCTGGTGAGATTGAGGATGCTGTTAAGGAATGTGAGGAGTTTATTGAGAAGTATGTGGAGGGAATGAGATGGCTACACCACAAGATATAATGAAAGCGTTTGAGAGTCAATCAAATATTACACGAGATTTATTAATACATGGATATTGGAATGAAGCTGTGATTAGTTCAAAGTTGTTAGCGACAATATTAAAGTTTAAAACTAGTGAGTTAGAGGAGGAAGTAGATGGAAAGTAAAATTAAAAGAAAATTATTCTTAGATTTTGATAACTGTATTTCTGCATCGATATCAAAGATTTGTGACCTCTATAATTTAGAATTTGCTAATCATCCAAAGTTTAAATTCGCCAAATGGTATTTATGTGAATCCTATAACTTAATTGAAGTTTGCCCACTTGCTAATTGTGACAAAATATACAGCTATTTTAATCAACCCGAATTCTTTGTTGGACTTGAGTTTGTTGAAAATGCGTTAGAAGTAATTACAAGATTATCAGAGGCATTTGAAATTATTGTTGTAAGTTTAGGATTTCAGCAGAACTTGGAACTGAAGGAGTTGTGGTTAAAAGAAAACTTGAAATGTATGACTAAATTTATTGGATGCGATTTAGATAAGTATCATTCAAAAAGTCATATAGATATGAGCGAGGATGGAAGTGTATTTGTGGATGATGATGCACATAATTTAGAAACAAGTAACTGTGGTTCTTTGGTTTGCTTTGGGGATTTATATGAATGGAATAAAAGGTGGAAAAATATTAGAATGTTTAATTGGACTGACTTGGAAAGATTTTTGATGGAATAGTGGAATATTAATATAAGCTAGTACATAAGATTAAATAGCAAATTAAAGGGGTGAGTAAATGATTTTAACCGCTACAAATGTACCACCAAATATAAGTGAAGATCAAAGAAAAATTAACATGGAAAATTTCATAAATACAGAATGTAGAATATCAAAAATGAAAAAATTTAGTCATTGTTTTTATGATAGTAAAACAAATAACATACATATTTATACAAAAAAATAAAGTACAATAAACCATGGAAATAATATTCTGTGGTTTATTTTTTGTTTAGTTTATTATAACTGGTGCTTTTACGCCTGTAGCAATAAACTAAATATATATTGACTTGTCCTGTGGTATGTATTATAGTATAAATAGTAGCATATTACAAGGAGAGAAGAAGATGGGGATAGTAGCAATTTATGCAAGACAATCAATTGATAAAGTAGATAGTGTGAGTATAGAAAGTCAAATAGATAATTGTAAAAGGTTTTTTCGTAATGATAATGATGAATTTGAGGTATATCAAGATAAGGGATTTTCTGGAAAGAATACAAATAGACCTAGAATGAATCAGTTGATTGAAGATATTAAAGGTGGAAAAATATCAGGCGTTATTTCATATAGGCTAGATCGTATTAGCAGAAACATAGTTGATTTTGGTAATCTGTTAACGTTGTTTGAAAAGAACAATGTTGAATTTATTTCAGCAACAGAGAATATAGACACACATACGCCTATGGGTAAAAGTATGGTATTTATTATCATGATATTTGCACAAATGGAACGTGAAACTATTTCTCTAAGAGTATTTGATAATTATAAATTTAGAGGTAACACAGGAAATTATTTTATGGGAGGGAACATACCATTTGGATATACAACTGAACGAAAATTATTGGGAGATAAAAAGGCGACGGTAATTATTCCTAATGATAATTCCACTACATTACAAAGAATATTTGACATGTATACATCAGGCGAGAGTTTATATAATATTACACATACTCTCAATCGAGAAAATATTACAACTATATCTGGAAAACTATGGTATCCTAACGGAATAAAGAGAATTCTACAAAACATAACTCCATGTATAGCCGACAATAAATTATATGAATATTTATCAGCATACGGATACAACATTACAAATAACATAGATGATTTTACTGGTGAAAACGGAATGTGTATTTTTATGAAAAATAAAAACAAGCATGAGCCAACTGAAATATCAAAACAAATAGCAGTAATTGGATTACATAAGCCTATTATATCATCTGGGCAATTCATAAAAGCTCAAATAATGTTAAATAAAAATAGTGAAACAAAGAATAAGAAATCATCTAAACAATCATTTTTAGCAGGGTTACTTATATGTGATGAATGTAAAAATAGTTTTGGATTAAAATCTACAACACAAAAGGGAAATAAATACTCATATTATTATTGTCGTAGCAGATCAAGTCGAGGTGGATGCTCAAATGATTTATATGTAAAAGCAAATGATTTAGAGGAGTTGATTATAAAACAATGTATTGAATATTTGAATAATGAATCTTACTCAATTAGCCAATCTGAAATTATTAATAATACAACATCAAATAGTGATGAGATATTATTACTTGAGCAACAGATATCCAATCTTATTGATAATGTAGGTAGAGGAAATTCCAGTATTGACACTTTGTTAACAAATAAAATTATTTCAATTCAAGATGAAATCAGTAAAATAAAACAGACTGTACAAGTTGATATTAATAGTTCTACAAACTCAGAAGAATTTAAAGATCTAAAATCAAAATTTAATAGTTTTGGAGATCGTAGCATGGATGATAAAATAGATTCAATTAGAAAACTAATAGATTATGTCAGCATACCGAAAGATGGCAATGTTATGATCCATTATAAAATATAAAATCGTAAAAATTAGAGATAAGCCAGTAAATAAGCCTATCTCTATGGGTTTGTTTAAATTAAATCTTTAACTGGTAGACCTAATGCTACACGTTTTGTAGCTATGTATTCATTCAGTTGCTCTTTAGTATTATTACGTGTCCCATAGGTATTATGGAATGAACCTTTAATACTACCACTATGACAACACTCGCAAAGAGTAATTGAATTGCTCAAATCTGTGCGTAACTTTTTATATTGAGCAAAATTTAAAATGTGATGTACTTCAGGATTTTGAGTTGATCCACAACATTGACAAGTATTGTCGTCTCTTTCCAATGACGCTTTAACCCATACCCTATATTCAGAAGAACCTCTTGTTCCATTGTCTTTCTCTATTGTAAATGGAAGGTCTACAATATTAGTATGTTTAATATTTAAATCTCCTTCAAAAATATTATCAAAAGTTAAGCACTGTTCTTTTGTCTCATATAAAAGATATGGTTCTCTTGCAGGATAATCACTACAACTAAATACATTTGGATTTATTATGTATATTATTTTATTACTTTTATTTACAATGTATTTTCTTTTAATAATATTTAACGTAATAAATTTTTCAATTATGACACTAATATCAGAGTTAGATATTCCTAAGTAATCTGCTAAAAATTCTAAATCCGATATTGTTTCAATCGTGTCACTAGAAGTACTCATCATCCTTCGACCTTCATCTTTATAGTAACTTATTTTAGCAATGTAAAATACATATTCATCGTGCATAATAAGTTGTGTCAAAGAAATTAAATATAATAATTCTTCCTTTGTTAATAAAGAAATTAAATTCATCATTGCGCCTGTATTAATTTCTAATGAACCATAGTTATCTAACAAATCATTTCCCATTTTATCTAAATTTCCATATTTACCTAATTGTTTTCCTATTACTTTTGTTTCTTCATTATATTCAAACAAAGCTACTTGACCTAAATTATTTAATTGTAAAATTCTATTACTCATTTTAATTCCTCCATTTTCGCAGTTGACATAGGAAATAAATTTCCGATACATAAAAATAAACCCACTAAAATCAAGGGTTCAAAATTACCTCATCGGAATATTTCTTCCTATATGATTACTCATAAAACCTAGTGTTTATAGGGTTTACAGACCTATTTCGCATAATTTTTCCTTCTATGTATTCTATACCTTTATTGTTCCCATCGGAATGTAACCAATTTCAGTAAATACAGCAGGTAATATCGAGTTTATTTTTCCACCTTTATATAATAAATATGGATTTACTAAATAATAAACATCCTTATCATATGGTATTGAAAATATGCATTTCTTTTCTTCGAGAATTTTCATACTATTTCTAATTGTACGAGTACTTATTCCCATTAATTTAGCTAAGTTTGTTTGATTTAGTGGATTTCCGTCATCATCAACTAGCATGTTAACTTGCCATAATAAAAATTCTCCAATTTCTTTTAAGAATGATATTTCAGTTCTAGTTATCTCATATTTTTCTTTGCAATATTTTATTTCTTCATCAAATGTTTTAGTAAAGTGTTCTTTAGCCTTCCAGTTTGTATTTTCTTTATTTTCTACATGAGCCGAAATATTTAACATTGTATATTTTTCGCTCATACCATACAGTGTTTTTGACATTTCTTGTTTCGCTTTAAATTCATTGGCAGTGGTATCTAATCCATAGCGTGATACACTTCCTAATATCGCATACACCTTTTCATTTACTTGAAATTTTTTATTGTTCATCCTATTTACCTCATTTTCGCAATATACGTTATTTAGTTTTGTGGCTATCTATTTCTTTTCTGAGTCTAGTCATAGCAGAAGTAAATCTCCTCATGTTTACAGTTGATTTATAATTCAAAAAGTCGCTAATTAATTTTTGTAGTTTATTATCATCTAAAATCTCAAATACAAAATAAACACCTTCTTGAGTTTTATAAGAACTAACCAATCTAAATCCTGATTCAATTAATAATGAACCTAAGTAAAAATCCTTTGTTTCATATTTATTCATTTTTATTCCTCCATAATCAATAATATTTAACCGCAATACGCAAAGTCTTTTCTTGCGTATTGAAGTCTTTGCTCTTGCACTTGTCTTTAATCACTTGACCTTATATATTTCCACACATCAAAATAGGAGAGGAGATCACCCTTCAGCAATCCCATCTCCAAATAACCATCATATTTCATTCAAATAAAACCAAATCAAATTCCCCTTTTATATTAGCTAATAATAGCTAATATATTAACTAAATTAAGCTAAATATTCAAAATTAGCTATTATTTTAACCCTAATAAAGCTTTCCATGAAGCACCTTTAGCCGTAAATTCACCATCAGGATATTTCATTTTTATAACTTCTTTTTGAAATTTAACGACCGCATTATACATTCCGAAATAAGGCTTATCCCCGTAAATTCCATCAATCCCTTTAGTATCATATCCAAGAGCTGTTAATCGTTCTTGTATCAGCTTAACTACATCACCTTTATCACCACGTTTAATAGTAATAGTCTTAGATAGTGTAATTTTTCCAGCAACGTTATCTGCTTTACAATTTAATTCCGCCTGAATTCTAGCTATCCAATCATTTTTCTTAACAATTGATTTAATAGGAGAACTAATTATTTTAGTAGTTTCACCTTTCCAACTAGTGAAAAATTTCTCAGGTGTTCCATATTTTATTTCTATTTGTAAGCGTGTTCCCAAACCCTTATACTCGAAATGGGGCAAATCCACTATACTCTGGAAGTCACCACCCCAATTTAATCCTAATGATTTTCCGATTTGACCAACCTTACTGAAGAAATTTCCACTTGTGTTATAAGCGTCATCTGAAATTTTCCCATCTTTATCAACATCTTCATTACGACAGAAATCAAATGCGAGTCCGAAATTGTGATACGACTTTGGATATTTACAATTCGTTCTGCTTGCGTTAATGCCATTTTGTTCTACTTTATTACGTACACAATCTGTTATTTTTATATTTAATCCTTCTTTAGCGCATTCAGTAACTAACTTATAAGCCAATGATTCTACTATTGGATTTAATTTTGTTAAGTCTCTAGCCATTTTAATACCTCCATATTCAAAATAGGAGATAAGCATAATAATTTACTTACCTCCATAATTATGTATTACTATTAATTTACTTTAACATTCCCATCTGTATTAACAACTACTGCAATATCATCGGCTATATTATCATCTGTAGTTTCAATAATAGTCGTAACCGTGCTATTCAATTCATTTACAGCCGATTCAATCAATGCATCTACTTCTTCTTCAGTAAAATCAATCTTCAGCACGACTAATATCTTACTAATTATTCCTCCAACAAATTCTTTCTTCGTTTCGCCCATTCCAGATTCAGTCCATTTCTGTTCAGCAGCTTTAACCATTTTATCAATCCACTTTAATACAAATGCTAACTTGCTATCTGCTAATTTTAAGATTATAAATGGAATACCAAATTTTAATCCAGTCACCAATATACTTCCGATTGCAGGTACTAATACTAATAATAATGCGTTATATAATATTTCTTTTAACATAATTTTATTCCTCCTATGATTCTAATTTGTTTTATAGTTATATTACTCATTTCCGATTGTTACATCTTCATTCATTGTATTATCTAAAACTTCATCCAACTTATTTTCAATTGATTCACCGATACTTTGCGTTTGTGCTTGTATTTCTTCAAACTGTTCCTCGCTTAATCTCTTTGATTCTTTAAATTCCCATTGCCATTTTACTAACTCCATTTTTAATCTGGTGATATTAAATATTCTTTCTTTCCAACCATATACTGTGAAACTTCCAGCTAATACTATGCCGACAGTTATTAGTTGTTGAGATGCAAACTCGTCAATATCAATACCTAAAATTAGTAATATCGGAAATTCCACGAGAGTAACGGCAAAACATATCATTGCAAATATAACGAATATTTTGCTAAATGATAACTTTTCTTTTTGTTTCTTTAATTTTGCCATACTTCACCTCACTTATTTTTTAAGATATTCATCAGCATCCTCTTTACACAAAAACACTTTAAATTCCTTCATTTTTGGCACAACTTCGTCTAAAATATAGCTGTTCCCTTCGTTGGCTTTATATCTGGCGAGGGCATAATGATAATTCTTGGAATCCTTTTCTATTAGATATCCATTCTTCAATGTAATCTTATAAAGGTCGTATATTTTATCTCGCAATATTACTTGGTTATCTTTTTTTGTTTCCTGAATAAACACATCTAACGTGACTGTCAACGCATCAATTTTCCCATTTATTTGCTGATAATCCTCTTTGTGCCTAGTATCCATTTCAGTAATTTGCTTTGTATGATATTCTATCGTGTCGTCTTTTTCATCTTCCATGTTTTTACCATTGTGCCAAATCATCAATCGTTTCCACCCCCATTGTCCAAATTCCCAGACTCCTTTAAGTACGGCAACGAATAAGGCAATATAAATACCTAGTTCCCCAACAGTCATATTCGATAATACATTTTTCGTTAAAAATATCATGATTTCATCTACCTCTTTCCTTTTGCTATTGACGATTGTCGCAGGAGATGATATAATCATCTTGTAATAATCACTTTTTAGGATAGTGATGGATTCTTCATAGTTAACGTCACTATCCTAGTTAATGTTACAGTTATATTCATTTACCAAATATTTAAGCTTTCCACAGCTCATTTAATCCTATACCCAACAACTAACACCTACATATACTTATAATCGCTCACACAACCTCTCACAGTGTCTAAGACTATCGTATGTAATCTAAAACCACCTTCTTTCAAATCCAATAACCCTTTGAAACACCGATTTTATACTATAAGTTACCTTGCGAAACCCACGTTGGAGCTTCACCTGCGACAGTACATATCCACGACTTAGGATTACCAACAACGGGGTGATTATTAAGTATTACATCACCTACATTCCAATATCCGACACCTGTGACACCATCATTTCTTCTCCATTCTACGTTTTTAGAAATAGGAAACTTGCTGACACCATCTCCAACGACAGAAAGAATAGGATATGATACCAACACATTACTTCCGCTACCAATTTTTTGAATAGTATACACAATATTAACTGCCGTAATATCTATTTTTTTGCATATACTCTTAAATTTCCAGCCACCTGTTAATGTTTCCGCTGTCGTACTACTTTCGGATTGACCATTAAATAAAAGTCTTATATCTGATGCAGTATCAACTGTATTAAACCAAATACCAAACCATACATATTTACCTTTTAATTCAGGATTTTTCACTAAGTCAATTATTCCTCCGTAAACAGAATCGCCCACAGTAAAATTAAATACTGGAGAACCCTTGAAATTAGACACATCTCTTTTAAATGCACCTGAAGAACCCGAAAATAAGTCCCACATTAAAAAGTTTTGCATAGCGTAATTATTTGGTGACATTGTTTCGCTTGTATTAATAAGGTGTCCGTATCTGTAATGTTGTGTATTTGCATCAAAAGATCCAACAAATATTATAGAGTTAGTTGAGTTGTTTGATATTTCTAGTTCACTCTCTATTTTGCTATAAGCTCTATTATTATAAAGAGACACTAATCCATTTATTTTTGTTATATCATAAACTTGGTTATTTGTGACTTTCAAACGACATGCATATGATGTGAAAATAAAAGAATCTGTATTAGCGAACGCACTGCCTGATGCATATGGCGTAAAATGATTTCCACTAATCATTCCTGTGTCACATTTATATATTTCGTTTTTATCAATTTGGTATGTGCTTGATGCTAATATGTGTATGTCGGATCTAATTGTAATTGATTCTGGAGTAGAATATGAGAATCCTAATTCTGCATTCCTCTCAAAATAATTATTGCAGATATTATATGACTTGATATTATTTAAAACAATTCCACCAGCCTTATTCCCCTCAATATTATTACCGTTTGAAATATCAATTCCTAATCCTGCTTCTAAATCGGCACCGCAAGTAATTCCCCATCCATCATTTGCATATATTTTCGTACCTGTTATTAATAAATTATTATTTATTCCATATGCTGAAATTCCATTACCTAAATTGCTTAATATCTGACAGTCTCTAAACGTATTGCAATACCCGTTCCATACAATTGCGTTTTGAGTTGATTGTTGAACCATTACACGATTAAAAATAGTGTGAGTACCATGTACACAACGTATTCCACATTTTGATTTATTCCCACCGTAAATTCCAATATCTTCGAAGGATAAACCCGAATAATGATTTCCATCCACTGTATCAAAAACTGATTCAATTATTGCTGTTTCAAAATAATTAATAGTAGAAGAATACATTCCAGTGCCTTTGATATATACTATTATTCCTATCGGCAAAATTAAGTGCGATGTGATTCTATATTGACCATCAGGGAAAAACACAACACTTGGTCTAGTTAGACTATTTAACGCATTTTGTATAGAAGCTGTATCATCGTTAGAGCCATTTCCTTTTGCCCCAAAGTTTTTAACATCTACAAATTCATTTTTTATTGATTTTATTGATTTTAGTATTTTGCCAAATAAAATACTCTGTTTTTCGCCTGAAATTATGTCTGAATCGGTTGTGCTTTCAGTAAAACTTACCGTATTGTCTGACGATTCACCTGTTTTTGCCAATTTGTTTGCGTTAATTTCGACTAAACTTGAAACCAAATCAGTATTTGATGTTGTTGTTAGGAGGGTGAGATTACCGATTTCTAAGTCGTGTTCATTGATTGCACTAACTAATGATATTTTTTGAACTGTGGTCAAAGTAGTTAATATACCAATCTTATCGTGATTCTCATTAATTGCATCAACAGCTGTTGTTTTAGAGGTTGTTTTTAATAGTCCTAAATCACCAATAGCTCCACCACCAGTTAAAAATGCAGTCCAATTTACACCTTCTATTGGCGCAACTCCAGTTACGGTCTGTAGACATTGCCATACAGATGTATTGTAGTTTACTAAATTATCTTTTATATATGTTGTAGCAGAAACATACGTTCCCTTAGGAACTAACATTGTACCATCATCACCTTTTAGTGCTAAAGGATTAAAATATGTGGTATTAGTAGGAACGATACCGATACATGATATTTTGTTTACATATGAACTGCCATTATAAAACACCTTATTACCAGCCACATATTGTTTTAAATTATCGTAAACCTCAAAAACGTTTCTGGCATTTTCATTAGCTTTTCTTATATTTTCATTGACAATCATTTCAGCGTTCAATGATTGAGACGTTAATACTTTGTTTTGTTTTATTATTTTCATGAAATTCCTCCTTTTGATATACAAACAGAGACCAACATAAGTCAGTCTCTAATTATTATTATATTTCTTATGTATAGATTGATTAATGATTATTTTTAATTACGTTGTTAAATTATAAAGAAATTTTTTGATACTCTTGTTTCAACGTTAAATCGTCGATTGTAAAGTATAATTCTGTAGTACTTAAATTATTATGACCAAGCATTTTGCTAAGAACATGAATTGGAATATTATGTGATATGGCTGAACAGGCAAAACTATGTCTAGCCCAATGTACGCTAACATTATATGTAATATTTGCTCTTTGTGCTATTTCTTTGAAGTCTCTTTCAATACTTCTTTGCCCTAATTTAGCATAAGGAAACTTACTAGTTACGAATAAACTATTACTAAATATATTATTTTGTTCTCTTGTTTCTATATACTCCAATAAGCATAATCTTGTCTTTGGATCAAAAAATACTTTACGTTCTTTGTCTCCCTTACCTATTACCATAATACTATTATCTTGCCAATCAATTCTATCAATACATGCATTAGTAACTTCACTGACACGACAACCTGTAGCAAAAAGAAAATTTATGATAGTTTTTTCTCGAATAGTTTCACATGCATTTCTCATGCGTTCTACATCAAGTGGTAAAATGTGCCCACGACGACGATATGGTTCTTTTATTATTTGAAGATTTTTAGATGGATTTTGTAACATATATCCTTCATCTTGTAACCATCCAAAGAATGACTTTAATAAACTTATTTTACAATTTAAACTATTGGCTTGATTATTTTTGTATTCTTTTGCTAGGAATATACGTAAATCCATAGTGCTAATTGACGATAACGGCTTTAAAAAATATTCGTTCATTCGTTTTAATAGAAGAGTATAATTATAACGAGTAGTATCTTTTATACCTTCAAGTTTCTTACATGCTAAGTATAAGAATGCTTTTTCTAATATATCACATCTTGACAATTCAGTACTTTTGCTAGTTATTTCATAATCGTTTAATTCTTCTTCAATTTTATTTCTTAATAATATTTGTTGCTGAATATCTAATTGAAAATATGGAACTACTTTAATAACATCTCCAATAATTTGTAGTGCAATTTCTTGTGATAAATTTACCATGTCTATCTCCTTTGTATTGCACAAGAGTAGGAGATATGGTATAATACATTCCGTACACTCGTGTACATTTGAAGAGATTAAGCTTAAACTTTTTGCGGAGAAGAAGCTTAGTCTCTTTTGTTTTTGTTTACAAGAAGATAATACCACTTATACTAAAGTTTGTCAATGTATTATTTATGTGTTACAATAAAAAATAGTATTAATTTTGCATAGTTTATAGTGAATATTTATTCATAAAACAGAAAAGCGATTACTTAATTAATTAACAATAATTATGTCGCTTTATAATCCAATTGCGACACAAATTTTTATACTAATATTTTATAATAATTTATAATAATTTATTAGTTAATACATTTAAAACATTTTGTGAAATAATAGTATACCCTGCATTGTTGGGGTGTAATAAATCTGTACCTATTAAAGTAAAATCATTTCCGAATATTTCATAATTATCAATTAATCTTATTTTTTCTTTGGATGCTAATCTCCTAATCAGTGCGTTTAATTTAACATTATACCAGTATGATGCGTTATCATATCCCGTTATTGATGGGTCAGGCGAAGTTACTATATCGGGCGAAAATGGGGTTGTTGTACATATTATTGGAATGATATTGCTTGATTTTAATTCCTTTATAATATTAGTTAAATTAGAAATCGAAGTGTCAATTGGAATAGATAAACTGGTTCTCGTGTCATTAGTGCCACATTGTATAATACATATTTCATATCCATTTCCTAGATTTGGTATAATTTGATTATTTAAAACCTGTGCCGATGTTGCACCATATTGTCCAACATTTGTTACTATAACATCTTTATTATATAATATTAATTGTTCTTTTAATTTGCTTACCCATCCATTAGATGCAGTTATACTATCACCTGCACATAATACTTTACTTATTTTTATAGGTAATACATCATACTTTTTTTCCGAAACAACTAAACTAGAAAATGTTTTACCAGTAGAAGGTTTACCACAAACTAATCCTAAATAACCTTTTGTATTGGTTAATAGCAAAGCATGTGTGAACTTATTTAAAACAATTTTCCCGTTTATTCTAACTGTGATAAATTTTCCATAGAACTCACATTCAATTTGAGATGGTATATTTGTTTTTACTAAAGCATCATTTTTGGTGCTTAAATTTACGGTAGATAGGTTTGTCCCTAAAGCGCCATTAACAACATTGTATACTGAAAATAGATTTTTTTGTGTTCCTTCCGTTAGTATTATCAATATCATATTGTTGACGCCATCACCCTTTACTGCAAGACCGACAAAACCAGACCCAGCAAGGTCAACATTAGGGTTTTCCCAAACAACAGATATTTTACCATCTTGAACTTTTTGTGGTAACCAACAAACACTTGCACCCGTGGTAGTAACTGTTGTTATTTGTTCGTTTTCAATTATCCAAGGACTTCCAACACCACTCCCAAGGTCGAAGTTTTGAAAATTTAATCCATTAGTATTCATAAAATCATAATAATTTGAAACATATTTACTTGTTTCTCCAAATAATGATTTGCTTTGTTGTGTCGCAATTGATGCCAAATCAGCCGACAGTGTATCTATTTCTTGAAATATTTGTGGTTTACTCATTGTATAAATCCTCCTTGTTTGTGAATAACTTTTCAATTAGTTCTTGTGGACAATTTTCTGTGTAATAAAGTTTATTTGTATGAAGTCCTTTTCTTTGATGCTGATTATTATTAATCAATGAACTATGTATATAACATCTAGCAATACCACTATCGATTTGACATTTTGTCTCGTTATCCCATTTACCTATATAATTATCATTTTCATCAAATACATAAAAATCGTGGACTTTACGACCTTTGTTATATTTAGCAATTCTTTCTGATAATAAAGTATCTGTTAATTCATCGTTGAAGATTAAAATACATTCCTTAACTTGTGTTTTAATTCCTTTCAAACAATTGTTAATACTTTGAACAGCACAATCTAATTCTTTGGCTAGCACCGTTTGTGATACAGTAGATCTAATAAAATCACCAGTTAAAGTATAAATTGAGAATTCTTTACCGCCTAATGTCTCTGACATCCTATTGCTCACATCTTCACTTTCATGATTTTTCTTTTCTATTTGCTCACCAGCAGTCATGTTATATCCATGATGAAGATAAGTGTCATAAAAATTAATCCAATATGATTCTTTTACATCTAATTCTTCTTTGTTGTTAGAGTGATCCAATTCATATGATATAAAGTTTTCCTTACCATATTTATTAAAAGCACAATATAACGCCCTATTTCTAGTAGCAGCACAATTCGAATGTCTAAAATGTTCATCTACTCGCTTTTCTAACGTCCTAACAGTTTGACCGATATACTTTTTACCGTTTATATTATTTTCAATACAATATATAATTCCGTATATATCCACATTCACCTCGTTTTGTGCAAATAAAAAACAGGTATATTTTAACCTGTTATCAATAGTATTATTTATTTGTTACAATGTCTTTAATCTTATTTGTCATTTTACATTTTTATATAATTTAAATTTGATTATTTCACCTGTGGAAATTGACCAATCTGTTAATGTAATAGTAGTATTTGTTTCGGTATAATTTGTTGAATCCAATAAAATCCCTTTATAAAATAAAAGTAAATCATCATGAATAGTATCATAAGATAGACCATGTATTATAGTTTTAGTTAAATTGGAAGTAGCAGTAAATGCTTTAGTTTTAATTTTATCAACTAAATCTTTCTTTAATCCTACAACTAATGCAGTTGAAGCTTTATCTAATGCCATATCATCCAACCGCCTTTCCGATAATCGAAATTGATCCAACTAAAGATATTAATTCAATTTTTAAATAATCAATTCCAGTTAAATCTACATTATATAAAAATGTATCATCTGAAATTACATCAGTAATTAAATCAAATGTAGGGAGTTTAAAGCAAGGATATGGAAACATTGTATTTTTGTCGATTATTCCAGCATATAGTTTAGCTTGAAATGTTCCATCACATATAAATTTAATATTCATTTCACTAGAATTTGATGTTACATTAAAAAATGCATTATTTGTATCTGTGATTGAAGTTGCATTGTCGTAAAAAGTATAATTGTTAATTGCGTTATTATCAGCCATATTATATTCCTTTCTTATTGTAAATTGTTGTGGGGTTACTTTACATTTTTATATATTTTGAATGATATCTTTTCTCCTACTAAAATTGACCACCCTAATAGGTCTATACTGATTGAGTTTGTATTTAAGCTATAGTTACTTCCAACTTCCAATATTACACCTCTATATACAGCTAATAAATCATCCTTAGATGCAACAAATACCAAATTGTGAGTGATATTAGTCACTGTTGAATTAGCTGTAAAAGTTGATATTAATATTTTACCTATTTTACTGATTCTAGCATTTAAACTTACTTCGCCATTTCTAGCATCTATAACCTCTAAATTTGTATCATTTGTCACAGCAGAATCATATGTATTTTTTGCTAGAGTAACACCAGTGAGCAACGTTTGCAATTCTGTTGGCAATTCGCCATCATTGTCTGTAATCTCATAAACATTTTTGGGATTATCTTTATCCGTTTGTGGTAAAGCATCGTATTGAGCTTGTGTTTTGTAGAAGTAATCAAGTCTCAACAAATCTTTTTGAATACGAGTGTTCTCTTGTGTTACTCTTATAGCTTCGGCATTGTTTGCGTTTGTAGTAGCTGTATTTGCGTTAGTTGTAGCTGTGTTAGCATTAGAAATGGCAGTATTGGCATCAATAATTAAATCACCCAACATAGTGATAGCATTGGTTAACACACCAAACTCATTCGTACTTATAACTGTTGAATCATCTAATGCCGATTTATCAATGTGCATTTTAAAATTAGGACTCGCAAGTTTTTTAGATTTAATTACTTCTCCAATAGTTTCTGTTCTATACAATCTAAATTCAGCACCAAAGCTTCCACTTTCAATCGTAGTTTGCAATGTAATTTCGTAGTGTATTTTATTATCTATAATTGTACAAGGATTAAATATTCCCAATCCTTTTGGTTTAGTACAAGCAAAATAAGCAAGAGATCCATCTGGAATAGTATAAATGCCTCCATCTTTCCAAACTGTAGCTACAATCCACCTAGTATTTTCGTCATATTGTTTTGAATACACTGTTTCCATTTGTCTTAAACTGTGGAAATCAACGTCAATATTATAAATAATATCTTCATCATAATTAATTGCCATGTTTTGCCTCCTTTTGTGCTATGTAATTGTTGTATTTGTGTGTTATAAATTGTCGTTTTAGCGTGATTGCATCAAATTTTCAATTGATTGGGTTATTTAAGCTTATTTAACCTCTTCTGTGGCTGATTTAAATGGTATTGGATTAGTTAATACTTCAAATACTTTATTCATTGCGTTGATCTGATTCATTCCACTAATAGGAATCATATTAAGTGTGTTTAATACCATCTCAATTTTATCTTGTTCATATAACATACCTTTAATTTGTGATTGTTCCTGTTGTGTTTCTTCTTTCTTTACTACTGTTTGCATTGTAAATCCTCCGTTTATTTT